AAGGAAACATCTTATAAATAAATAAAAGATATGGGAACCGAAAATGGTAGCAATCATCACAGAAAAATTTAAACTACACAATGCTTCGCAGTTTGTTGAATCTTTCACTGAAGCGGCAGCCTCAACTTATTATTTGTTTATTGGAAAATCAACGGCATTTTCTAGCACAAATGATGGCACTGGTGCTAGTGACACTTCTCCTCCAACTCCTCCAGATAGTGTGTCTGATGAATTTTACTTTTGGGATCAAATGCTGGGCGCAAAGAAAATCACATCAAGTGATGTTATTCAAGTAATTCCACGTCGAGATTGGTCAAATGGAACTACGTTTGATATGTATAAGGATGACTACAGTTCTCTTAATACAGCTGATTCCGGCGCATCTTCTCTTTATACTTCTACATTTTACTTTAGAACCTCTGCAAATAGAGTTTATAAAGTAATTAGTAATATTCCCGCTGGAGAATTTACAGCGGCAGCTGCATATAGTGGATCAGAACCTACTTCAGAAAGTACATCACTATTTACCACTGGTGGATATGTTCTTAAATACATGTATACCATTTCTGCTTCTAATTCAACTAAATTTCTAACCACAGATTTTATGCCAGTAATTACAGATAGCACTGTCAGCGCAGCTGCAACTGATGGAGCAATTGAATCTTTTCAAGTAACAAATCTTGGTGCTGGTTGCACAGATGGAACTTATTATGCCGCAATTTATGGTGATGGTGCCAATCAAGGAACAGCAAGTGGTGCCGTTGCTAGAATTGTAATATCTGGTGGTAAAGTTCAATCCTTTGGAACTAACTCTACTACAACCTCTGGAATTCATGCTGCCGGTAGTGGGTATACTTATGGAACGATAAACATAGCTTCTGGTTACACATTTTCTGATGCAGCATTAACTTCTGCTTCTGCAATTGGTGGAACAACTGACCCTGTGTTTGATGTTATTGTATCCCCAAAAGGTGGTCATGGTACAAATGGTGTGAATGAATTGGGCGCTCATTTTGTAATGACAAATACTACACTTACAGGCGCAGAAGGCGATGACATTGCCGCTACAAATGATTTTAGAAATGTTGGCCTAGTTGTGGACCCAACAGACTTTGGCACATCAACAGTCGCAACAGCAAGCACTGCAAGACAAACATATGCTTTGAAATTTCCTACAAGTGGAGCAGGAGCAGCAAGTGGAACATTTACTGCTGACGAAAAAATAACACAGACAACAACTAACGCAATTGGTAAGGTTGTTGAATATGATGCGTCTTTAGGTATTTTATACTACCAACAAGAGAGACATGCAGACTTTGGAACAAACTCTACCACAGGTGCTTATATTGCTTTCAGTGGTGCGAATGCTGTCACTGGTGCCTCTTCTAGCGCAGTTGCAACTCCAGATGCGGCGGCAGATAGTGCTGTCACTCTTGCTAATGCCACTACAATCACATTCACAGATGGATACGCTAATCCAGAACTTGCATCCGATAGTGGGGATATAATTTACAAAGAAAATCGCAGACCAATATCAAGAGCTACAGATCAAACAGAAGATATTAAAATTATAGTGGAATTCTAAAATGGCAGAAAAAACAGATTTAAATGTTGCACCTTATTTTGATGATTTTGATGAGGATGATAATTTTAAAAAGATTTTGTTTCGTCCTGGCTTCTCTATTCAAGCTAGAGAGTTAACGCAACTACAATCTAATCTACAGAATCAAATTGAAAAGCAGGGAAACCATATCTTTAGAGATGGTGATATGGTTATTCCTGGCCAAATAAGTTTGGCTCCTCAAGAAACATTAAAATTGGTGACAACATTTTCTGGAGAAAGTATCGATCCTTCTCAATATTTTAATGCTACTAATCCAATAACAATTACTGGAGAAACAACTGGTGTTACTGCAAAAGTTACTGGTTTTTCAGCTGCGACTAGTGTAGATCAACCTTTACTTCATATTTCTTATATTAATAATGGCACTGATAATGAAACTGTTAATTTTGCTGACGGTGAAAATATAATCGCTGATACCGGAATAACACACACTGTATCATATGATTCTGGTGTAGCATCCGCTACAACATTTACATCTACTTTAGCTGCTACGGCATCCAATTTAGAGAAAATTGGGCCAAATGGACCTGCTTCTACAAGAGGAGTAGCAGCAATAATAGAGGAAGGTGTGTATTATATTAGAGGTCATTTTGTTAAGTGTCTCCCAGAAACTTTAATTATTAATAACTATACTGAAAATGTGACCACATTGGTCGGTTTTAATGTTAAAGAAGAAATTGTTACTCCAGAATTAGATACAACTCTTTTGGATAATTCTACAGGTTCCAATAACTTTGCCGCTAAAGGTGCCCATAGGTTAAAATTTTCGTTGTCTTTGACTACTCTCCCTTCAGATACTGCTCCAAGTTCAGAAGAAATTAAGAATTTTATTCAACTAATGGATATCAGAAAGGGCAGTATTGCGTCTTTTGTCAATAAAACACAATACGCTGAACTTGAACAGACTTTTGCAAGAAGAACTTATGATGAATCTGGTGATTATACAGTTAAACCATTTGAGTTTAAAGTGCATGAAAGTGTTACAATCAATGAGAATGAAGGATTGTTTGTTGCCGGTGAAATAACAGATGATAATTTTGTTGCAGCAAATGATCAGTTACAATTAGAAGTTTCTCCTCATAAAGCATATGTGAGAGGTCATGAATTTGAAACCTTTACTTCAAAATTTATGACTATGATTAAAGCAAGAGATTTTGAAACAGTCAATGCTGGTGTTACTGTTGCTGAATTAGGAAATTTTGTTTATGTAACAAATATATATGGCAGTCCAGATATTTCACCGATAAGTGGAGAAACTACTGCATTCAAACAAATTGATTTATATGACACCGAAACCGCAACAAGAGGTTCTGCATCTGGAAATCATATTGGTGTTGCAAGAGCAAGAGGTCTAGAATATTTTTCTGGTACAGCTGGTGCATCTTCATCAAACACAGAGGCTTTGTATAAGTTATATTTGTTTGATGTAAGACCTTTTACTAAACTTACAATGAGTGGTACTCCAAGCCCAACCCTCACCGCTAATCATTCTAATGGAGGTGTTCAAGTCAAGGGTTCATCATCTGGAGCCACAGGTTTTGTTTTTGCTGATGGAACTAGCGCAGCAACTATTTTATTGACAAATGTTGTAGGATCATTTTCAGTTGGCGAAACTATAACTGCTTCAGATTCAGCTGAAACTGATGATATTGTTGAAACTAGTGGAAATGTTGATTTAACGATTTCGATAGTTGATACTTTTCAATTCTCTGATACTAGACAAATGTTTATGGATGATGCTACATCTGGAGAAGACTTTACTGCTGATATTGTTCTGGACCAAGCATCTAATGTATTTCTAGAAATTCTTCTTGAAGATGATGTAAATTCGTCCATTGAATTAGAAACTGAAACAGGTTCAGGCAATATTATCCAGCAAGGCCGAGATACCCAATCTGCTATATTGAAAACACCAGAAAAAAATGCATTGTTGTATAAGTTGCCCAAAAAAGTTGTCAAAACATTATTGACAACGACAAATCAAGGCGAATCTGATACACAGTATACAATACGAAAACAACTTATCGGTACAACCACTTCATCTGGTGTTACTTTTAACGCTGGTAGTGGAGAAACATTTGTATCACATTCAGAAAAAGATTATACTCTTTCCATTCTTACAGATGGCGGTGGCGCTGCACAGGGAGATATTGTATCAATTGCCAGCACTCTTTCTGGTGCAGGAACAAGTTCAATAACAATCTTAGATGCTACAAATTTACCAACAGGAACAAAAGTTAAACTCATAGCGACCTTACTAAAAACATCAGCGGCACATAAAAGTAAAACTGTAAATTTGATGAAAAAACTAGCAGTCAATCCAGGCGACACAGATGCTTTTGGAACTCGTCCCACTGATAGAACAATCTCTTTGGGTAGAGCAGATGCATTTAAATTAGTTGCTGTATTCGATTCGGAAAACACTAGCACAGAGGTAACAATTCCATCATTGACTTTAGGAACAATAACTGGCACATTTACGAGAGGTGAACTAATAACAGGTTCTGCTTCTGGTGCCACTGCTCGAATTATTGATGTTTCTAGTCCTATTGAATATGTTCTTGCAACAACGACAGAATTTGTTGTTGGCGAAACCATAACAGGATTTTCTTCTAGTGCGACTTCAACTATTACCGGACTAACCTCTGGTTCTATTGATGTTAGGAATAATTACACTCTTGATTCTGGAATGAGGGATAACTTTTATGACATATCCAGAATTATAAGAAAAAATAATGTAAGTTCCCCAACTGGTAAAGTTGTAGTAATTTATGATTATTTTGAACATGGCGCTGGCGATCTTATGACAGTTGATTCATATGTTGATATTGCAGATCAAATGACTTATGAAGATATTCCAACATATACAGCATCAAAAATTGATCCAGATACACCATCACCAACGGGTGCGTTTCCATTATATGATACATATGATTTTAGGCCTAGAGTTGAAAATATTGCTGGAACTTCTACTGAAATTACAACTACAGATGAAATCACTGGTAATTCTTTTGATTTCTTCCATAGACAATATGATGGAACAGGTGCATCAATGTCAGATGTGCCAAAACCAGATTCATTTATACAAAGTGATTTTGAATATTACTTACCTTATATTGCTAATATTGAGGTATCGGAGAGAGGAAAGATAAGTATTTTTCGTGGCGCAGCTGCTGAAGTACCCAAACCTCCAGCAGTACATCCTAGTATGATGAAGGTTGCTCAAGTATTTGTTCCAGCATTTACTTTTGCCCCCCAAGAGGTTCAAATAAAAAGAGAACGTCATCAAAGATATACGATGAAGGATATTGGCGAGATTGAGAAAAGAGTTCAAAATGTTGAATATTATACTTCGCTGAATTTATTAGAGCGGTCGGCACAAGACCTTGAAGTTACAGATGCAAATGGACTAAACAGATTTAAATCAGGATTTGTTGTCGATAATTTTGCTGGTCATAGAACTGGTGATATTGGAAATCCTGATTATAAAGTTTCTATTGATCCAGAAAATAATGAACTAAGACCAAAGCATAGAATGCAACATTTATCATTACTAGAATCAGTTACAACAGATTCTGAAAGACTAGATGCTGGCTATTTCAGAACGGGTGATTTAGTCACTTTACCTTACATAGAACAAATTTTACTAAAACAAGATGTTGCCACAGCAATCGAATCGGTTGTTCCGTTTAGTAACTCTAACTGGACAGGCACCATTGAACTTTCTCCTTATGGTGATGATTGGTTTGAAACTGAAGTTAGGCCATCAATTACTGTCAGTGTTGCTCATGATTTTGATTTTGCAGCTGCAACTCCAGATCATGTTTTGGGCGCTATGTGGAATTCTTGGCAATCTCAATGGATGGGTGTTGTTGAACAAACTGATCCTGGCGACGAATTTGAAAATAATAGATTTGTAAGATCAATAGAATCAAGAACAAAAAAACTTGAAGTTGCAACTAAAGCAATCGCAAATATTGAAAGGGAAGGAAATGGATATCGAATAACAACTAAAGGTGTTCGTCCATTCATTAGATCACAAGCTGTTAATTTTACTGGAACTGGATTTAAACCTAGAACAAGATTATATGCATATTTTAATAATAAGCCAGTATCACAATATATTTCACCAAATCCGTTGATAACTGATGCCGCTGGAAGAATTGAAGGTGTGTTTAATATACCAGACCCAAATTTTCCAGGCAATCCAAAATTTCCTACAGGAGAGATTGAATTTAAACTTAGTAGTGATTCAACTAGAGGTGATATGTTAAATATTGACAATCCTGTAAGATCAAAATATACAGGAACCGCTTCCCAGCAATCTATAACAGATGGGTTTACCATATACTATGCAACTGGGATGTTTGATCAATATCAGAATGTATCTTTGTCAGTAAGACCTCCACCACCACCACCCGCACCTGTATATGTTGCTAGGCCCTCACAAGACAACAGCAATTCCGGTAATTCGGGCGGTGACGATTCCGATGGCGACGGCGACGGTGACGGCGGCGATGGCGGTAAGGTTATTTGTACTGCTATGAATGCCATGTATGGATTTGGTAGTTTCAGAAATGCCATTTGGATGAGACATGATAAAAGTGATAATGTTAGATACCCAAATACAGATTATCTTATTGATGGATATCATAAAATAGCTGGACCATTGACCAAGAAAATGCCAAATTCTCCAATGCTTGCAAAAATACTTGGAAGAATTGCTAGAGTTAGAACGGATAGAGTTAGAAGGGAATTAAGAAATCAACCACTGACTTTAGAGTCACGAATTCACATGGCTTTTTGTAGGTATCCATGCATATTTGTTGGGTGGCTAATTAGTAAAGGTATACTGGAAAAATATGATATGAAAAAACATAAAGGGTTAAAATAATGGCAAAAATTTCCTCTCTCCCGAATAGACCGGCACCTCTTCAACCATTAGCTCAAACATTTATGATTCCTTTTGAAAGCACTGCCTCAAATAATGTTAATAATTTTCGAGGTGGCGCATTTCTTACTTCTGTTGAACTTTTCTTTTTCGGGAAAGACGATGCTCTACCTGTGTTTGTTGAAATTAGAGAAACCTTGAATGGATATCCGACACCTAAAAGATTAGTGTTTAGTAGAGCAGTATTGAATCCAACAGATGTTTCCACATCAACACTTGGTGATGTTTCAACAAAATTTACATTTGAGTCTCCTGTATATATTATGGAAGGCATTGAATATGCTATTGTGGTGGGATCACATTCTCCAGAATATAAAATATTTTTGGCAAGACTAGGGGAGGAGAGTTTATTAGGTGGAAAAATATTAAGCAAACAACCTCTTACGGGAACATTGTTTAAATCTAGTAATGATAGAGCATGGGCAATATCTCCAATGGAAGATTTAAAAATAACAATCAATGCAGCTTTATTTAGAGTTGGTTCAAGCACTGCGGCAAAAGGTTTTACTGATGATGATGGTTTAGGAAATTTAACTCTCCATAATAGTCCTGTGCCTAGCAGAACTTTGTTGAATAATCCTCTATCATTTACTCATGGAGATACTGCTCTAAAAATAAATCATAAAGATCATGGTATGTATACTACTACAAACAATGTAACTATTGCTGGAGCTAAGTCTGGATTATCAACAACTCTAAGTGCTGGTATTACTTCTACTGCTACTGCTTTGTCATTAGTTAGTGGCGCAAATTTCGGCAATACTAGTGGAAAATTTGCAGGGACAGTAGATTCCACTTCTCGTTGGTATATTAAAATTAATGATGAAATTATGTTCTTCACAGCAATTACCGATACCGCAGTTTCTTCTATAACTAGGGCTCAAGGCGACACAACTGCGGCGGCCCATGCTGCGGGTTCAGTTGTAGAATTATATCAATTACATAAGGTGCCATTCATTGAAGTGAACAAAACATTTACTTCAATTAGTAATATTGATATTGATTCCTATAGTGTAACTCTTTCAAGTAGCCCAGCATTTGATGGTGGTTCAGGATCATCGGCTGAGAATGGTGGAACAGCTGTTACTGCTTCAGAAAATCATATTATTAATACTGGTGTTCTTCAATTAAGTTATTTAGACTTAGAACAAACAAGTATAACTGCTTTTGCAAGAACAACATCAGCAACAAGTGTTTCTGGTAGTGAGACTTCCTTTAGCAGAAAATCAGAAGCAAATGAAATAAAGGTTGCTATAAATGATAATACTGATTTTGATACTACTCGCATGATTGCTTCCCCAATCAATGAAACAAATGAAATGAGTGGGGCTAAATCATATCTAACAAGAATTAATATGAAATCAATAAAATCAAATTTAAGTCCGGCAATTGATTTGCAAAGGTCATCTTGGATTTCTGTAATGAATAGAATTAATAAGATTGACAGTTCCTCTGATCTCGCATCAAACCTTACTTTTATTCCTTCAACAGAAGCTGAAGGAGATAATAATGCCGCAATTTATATAACTAAAAAAGTTATATTAGAAAATCCAGCAACGGCATTAAAAGTATTGCTTGCTGCTAATAGGCCTGCCGACGCTACTATTAAAGTAATGTTTAAAACTTTGTCAAGTGAAGATTCAATAGATTTTGATGATTTACCATATCAGTTCTTCAATACTACCGGAACATCAGATTTGGTTGTTAATTCTTCTTTGGCAGTTAATGATTTTCAAGAATATACATACAGTGCTGGAGTGACTGATGATGGTATTGGTGATCCCTTACCAGAATTTATTTCATTCTCAATTAAAATTATTATGCAAAGCACTAATCAATCTGCTGTTCCCAGACTTAGTGACTTTAGAGCATTAGCATTGGCGTTGTAATGTCAGATAATTATCAACGTATTGAGGGTCATCCAGATTTAGCTAAAGACGCTAATGTTCCAGGCGTTGTTATAAATCGAAATAAAAGCGCATATGAGAAGGCAGTTCGTCGGGCAAATGATGTTAAAGCAAAACAACAACAAGAAGAAGAACAACGAGATCAGATTAGAAACGCAACCAGAGAGATAAATACTTTAAAATCAGAGATGCATGAAATAAAAAATCTCTTGCAACAATTGGTAGATAAGTAATGGCCATACCAACAACAAAAGCAACATTTAAATCATACTGTCTAAGAAATCTTGGATTTGGTGTTATTGATATTAATGTGTCTGATGATCAAGCAGATGATCGTATAGATGAAGCATTGCAATACTTCGCTCAATATCACTATGATGGTGTTGAGAGAATGTACTTAAAGCATCTGATCACAAGTGCCGAGGTGACAAGGGCAAGAGCAAATGATACTGCAACTGCTACAGACAAAATTGATAGCACTGTAACTGCTGATTGGTTAGAAGGTAATAATTGGATTCCTGTTCCAGACACAGTAGTATCAGTTATTCAAGTATACCCTTTCAATGAAGGTTCAACATCAAATATGTTTGATGTTCGTTATCAATTAAGATTAAATGATCTATATGATTTTTCTTCACAATCAATACTTCATTATGATATGACGATGAAACATTTAGATTTTCTGGAGCATATTTTGGTCGGAGAAACACCTATAAGATTTAACCAACATCAAAATCGGTTATACATTGATATGGATTGGGCAAATGATGTAACAGCTGATGAGGATTATATCATAATAGAATGTTTTAGAAAACTTGATCCCACCACATACACAGATATATTTGATGATATTTATTTAAAAAGATATGCGACAGCATTGTTGAAAAGGCAGTGGGGAGCAAATCTTAGCAAATTTAATGGCGTCACTATGTTAGGTGGTGTAACAATGAATGGAGAAACTTTATACAGTCAAGCTCAAGAGGAAATTCTAAGATTAGAAGAACAAATACAACTAGCTTTTGAATTACCACCCATGTATCAGATAGGTTAACTTATGGCGGTCAATTCAGTATTTCACACAAGCAATGTTTCAGCAATTGCTACAGAACAAAATCTTTATAGCAATTTAGTTATTGAAGCAATACAGATTCATGGCCACGATGTCCACTATCTTGATAGAACTCTTGTCAATGAAGATAAAATTCTTGGCGTAGACAGTTTAGCTAAGTTTACCACTCAAGCAAAAATTGAAATGTATATGGAAAATAGTGAAGGTGGGTTTGGTGGTGAAAAAGAAATGATGAGTCAATTTGGTTTACAGAACTTGAGTGAAGCAACATTCGTTGTTTCTAAAACTAGATTTCAAGAATTGACTAAGCAGATCACAATAGAATCTGGAACTGATACGCTTAGTGGCTCAATATTGTTGGAAGATGGAACTCTTGATAGTGCCACTGTTGAGGCTTCAGCATCCTTTGAGAGTGGTTATATTATTTCAGAAGCAACATCTACAAATTCAGATCGACCATTAGAGGGCGATTTAATTTTTCATCCTATTCTGTCAAAGTTATTTCAGATAAATTTTGTTGATCATGATGAGCCATATTTCCAGTTAGATAATAATCCAGTTTACAAGATGCGTTGTAGGTTGTTTGAATATAGTTCTGAAGTATTGGATACAGATATTTCTGCTATTGATGCAATTGAAGACAGCTTGTCGGTTGATACTCTTACACATCAATTCACTATGGAAGAAGATTCCGCATCAATTGACGCTCTATTCCTAGAGAATGAGATTGGTAGAATTGTGCATGAAAATGCTGATGATACAGGTGGAGATGAAATAGTTGCACTAGAAACCAGTGACATGACAACATCTGCCGGTGTTGTTCTTTCGGAGACAGGAGAGTTCCTGTTACAAGAAACATATATATTAGGTGACGGTACGACAGAAAATAATGTAGATAATCAAGCACAAAATGAATTATTTGAAACAGAAGATGGATCAATTTCAGCAACTGCTGAAAATTCGGTTTTAGACTTCAGCGAGAAAAATCCGTTTGGTGATGTAGGGGGATAATATACAATGTTAGGGCAGCAGTTTTATCACGAAACTATACGCAAAGTAATCGTAGGATTTGGTACAACATTTAATAATATACAACTAGTTCGCAAAGATAGTTCTGGTAATATTGCTCAGTCTATGAAAGTTCCTCTTGCATATGGCCCAAGAGAAAAGTTTTTAGTACGTCTTAGGGCAGATGCAGACCTTTCAAGTAAAGTAGCCTTAACTCTACCTCGTATTGGGTTTGAAATACAAAATCTTTCTTATGATCCAGCTAGAAAATTAAATAGGGTTCAAAAATTTAAAAAAAAGGGCACAGGGAATAATACAAAAACAATTGATACACAATTTATGCCAGTACCATACAACCTCTCTATACAATTATATGTTTTAGCAAAACAATCAGATGATGCACTACAAATTGTGGAACAAATTTTACCTTTCTTTCAACCTGATTATACAATAACAATAAATGACATTCCTGATATGTCAATTAAAAGAGATATTCCCATTGTTTTAAATGGTATTAACTATGAAGATAATTATCAAGGTGAGTTTGAAGCTAGAAGAGCTATTATTTACACATTAGATTTTACTGCTAAATTTTATTTGTATGGCCCTGTTACATCTAGCGGTGTTATTAAAACTGCTCAAGTTGATCAATATCTTGATCTTCCAGATAAATCACCAGCAAGAGAACAGCGATATACAGTTACACCAGACCCAGTTAGTGCTGATGCAGATGACGATTTTGGATTTAACGAAACTACATCATTCTTTACGGATGCGAAAAACTTTAACCCAGTGACAGGCGAAGATGAATAATACAATTGATAAAGCATTAGGTATAGTAGAAGAAATTTCAACTGACAATAAAAAACAAGAAGTAATGCCATTACCTCAAGAAGATTGGGGTGATGCGAATGAACATGTGGAGAGAGATTATGAATACCAACGACAAAACTTTTATAATTTGGTCGAAAGAGGAACGGATGCAGTGGAGGGAATTCTGGAACTTGCCAAAGAATCCGATCATCCTAGAGCCTACGAAGTTGCCGGAAACCTTATCAAACAGGTTGCTGAAGTCACTGAAAAACTTGGTGACCTTCAAGAGAAAATGAAAAGATTAAAAGAGGTGCCTAGCAACGCACCCAAGAACGTGACAAACGCATTGTTTGTAGGGAGTACAGCTGAATTGCAGAAAATGCTAAAGGAAAAGTAAATATGACAATAGATAATGAATATTGGTATGAAAGTGAAAATGCGAATTGGAATCATAGAAGACGAGCAAGTGAATGGCATTTTGACCCAACTACAAAAAGTTATGAAGACTTTGACAAAGGTTACATAAAACATAATTTTATGCAGTTTGAATGTGATTGGCAAGATGAACTAGAAAACACTGAATTTCTCTACATATCTGAATCAAAAAAATTCATTGATGTTAACGAATTACTCGTCAGAGGTGTTATACAAGAGTGTTTGGAATTAGGTCGTAATTATATTACCTATGTTAGTAAACAAGCTTACACAACTCCAGAGACTCACCCTAAAATATGGAAAATGGTAGAATCAACTGGTATCAAAGATTTTGCTGCCACTATTATTGCTCAACAGCCGGGAGAAAGTTTCCACACACACATGGATACTATTTGTAATTGTTCCTTACCCGGCGATAGTAGATTAGTGCAAAGTCATGACGAACTTGAATTAGACCATGACACACATAGATTTTTTATTGCGTTAGAAGATTGGAAATGGGGTCATTTTTTCCAAGTGGGAAATTTCAATTGGCATCAATGGAAAGCGGGAGATACACTTTGGTATGATTGGAGACACATGCCACACTCAACTGCGAATGCTGGTCAGAAACAAAGATATATGTTGAAAGTGTCAGGAAAATGG